CACTCCAATAACAAAATCAAAGTGTATTGCTAGAATTACTCCTAGCATTAAAAGAACATAACCACTTAATAAAGTAAATAATCTCATCTAATACTCCATTTCTTTGCAGTTCTATATCCCCATGCGTCTAAATCATAATAGACATAATATTCCTCGCCTTTCTTATTTGTATCGATTCTAGATTTTTCGTCATGTACTCCACGTCTAGAAATATGTTTTTTATGTTTTTGAGACCAATAAACTATTGTTCCGTTGCCCTCACTTGGTAATTGTTTTCTTTCTGCTGTCATATTTATTTTTCCTTTCTGCCCTATCCTACAACAAGTAGGATAGGGTTGTCAACTATTAATTTACACTTTCTTTCTGTTGTTTTTCATAAAGCAATCTCGCTTTAATTTTATCCTTTCTGCTGACATCTTTATTTTTCATACCCTTAATTCTTTCAGCAAGATTTTTGGGATTGTAAATTACAAGTCCTGTCGAGTTTGTTCTAATGATTTCTGCGTCGGTAATAGTTAAACCAAGTTCAGTACATAACTCGATTGCCTCGTCAAGATACTTATAACCTTTTAAACCAATTTTAACTTCTTTCATTTGGTCTAAAATACTTTTAATCCATTTATAATGTGCCATTACAAACTGACCTTTTTGTCGTTTCCAATCCATTAAGAACATGAATTCATCTTCGGTACAAGCAATAGACCTATCTCTACAATAATCACGACCAATCAAATCTAATTGATATTTTTCGTTCCATTGTTTTCCATAGCCACTATCATCACGACCAAGATACTTGTCATTGTTGTCTTTATACTTTGTCCAATGAGGATTACTTTCTTTACCCTCTTGTTCAATGTTAATATCAGGATTGCAATTTTCTTGTGCTTTAAGTTCATCACGATAAAGAGCATAACCATATTCATTATCGCCACGATTATAACTATCATTATTACCCATGTCTAAAGAACCATTTAAACGAAAGTCAAAATGTTTTTCAATGGTACTTGGAACCATTTTAACATTGTTGTCATAATCTCGTTCTTCTGTCATGCCTTGATAGTGAAAATGAAAGCAACTATCTTTTGCGATAGTCGAAACATTTTCAAACTTGTTTTGAAGATAATATGCTTTCGCAACATCTTCATCAGTATAATGCCTACGAACAATTTTTTCCGCCATTTTCCAAGCGTCATCATTTAATTGGATTTGTTCAGATTTAGCTTCATCATACTTTCTTTTTTCTTGCGTATCTTCTTGTTCAAGATGTACTCTTACTCTATTAGCAATCTTGTTTCGATACTCTTGATTTAGTCTTATTCTCATAAGTTTTCCTTTCTTGTTAATAAAATTTTTATATACTATTGACAAATCATTGTCAAGGGATTATATAGGATATTAGTTTTAACCTGTGGTGTAAAGTAGATTGAAAGAGATCCAAACACACGCACAGGTTGAACTGATCCCTGATCACAGTAAAGGGCAAGTTTGTACCCGGCCGGGACGCTGTGATCTGGGATCAGAACTAGTTTAGGGCGCCTGGACATTTCTGGGCTATATTCTAGGTCGCGACGGAGCATACGCCAGTGTCCCCCCGGTGATGCATTGGGAGGGGGATCGCCTATTAGCCACTAGTACTGATCCCTGGACATATGGCGCTGGATACAGTGTTAGGCCTGTCGCTCGAGCTATTAAAACAAAGCACGCCGGCCTCAATCCATGTGTCCTGGGATCAGTCCATAAACTCACTGGAGACGTAACCAGTGGGACTGATCCGGCCCTGGCCGCTTTATGCGCATACTGGGCCGGAAGAAAGATATTATGAAGAGAATTAAAAACAACGACCTGACTCACTATTTCCTTTCTGACCATAGGCAGCTGCCGGCGTCATATCTGGCCAGCTGCCAAAAGTTTTTTAAAAGTTTAAGCTGCAAGCCCCAAGCCCCAAGCTCACCGGGCCACAAGCTGCAAGCTTCAAGCTTGACAGCATCTGCAGGTTATGATATAGGAGATTCAAGGAGAAAGAATAAATGAATACAAAAGAAGCATTAAAAATAGTTGGAGGCCTGAGTAAGCCTTCAAAAATGCCTGGATGGTCTTACGGCCTGCCAGCCAAAGAATGCAAAACAGGCTCGAAGCTCCGGAAGGTGCCAGGGTCGACCTGCTATGACTGTTACGCTCTTAAAGGTTGTTACGTCTTCAAGGTTGTGCAGGATGCACAGTATCGAAGGCTGCGAGCCATCAGGGACCCGCGATGGGTTCAAGCAATGGTGCACCTGATCAACAGTAAGAAAGCAAATGTATTTAGATGGCACGACTCGGGAGACGTCCAGGATCTGGATCACCTAAACAAAATATACGAAGTCTGCAGGTTGACCCCGGACCGCAAGCACTGGATGCCAACACGTGAAGCGTGGACCCAGAAGCACGAGCACAGGGCACCGGATAACCTGACAATAAGATTTTCCATGCCTATGGTTGACCAGGCACCAGCCGGCGGCTTTAGAAATTATTCAACAGTAGTGAAGCAAGGCGCAACCTGCCCCGCGCCGCTGCAAGACAACGAATGCAAAGACTGCAGAAATTGCTGGAATAAAGAAATTAAAAATGTATCATATGGGATTCACTAATGTTTAGACATCCAAAGTATTATAAAGAATTACGACGAGCTGGTGTTCAAGTGAACAGCAGTCGACCGGCACATAGCCGTTGTAATAAATCGGATCAGGTAATTAGCTCAGAAGCTGGCGACGGCGAGCGCGAGCGTTCACCTGGTCCGGGCCCCAAGCTGGAAGCTACAAGCAACAAGCCTCAAGCTGCAAGCTCAGAGAGGAACAGGCCACAAGCCTCAAGCCCCAAGCAGCAAGCTTCAAGCTCCAAGCCACAAGCTTCAAGCTCCAAGATCTGAGAACCACGGAAAAGTTTCACGGCCCCTGAACCAAGGTGCTGGACCATGATAAATGTGTTGGTAGGATGCTTCACGTGGAAGCTAATTTGATGAGGTGAGAACCTTACCTTGTTACCCTTCGTAACTTTTAATTCTACTGTGAAAAAGTGGCCAGAAGTATTACAGGCCAATAGATCAGGAGTGCCAAGTAAGCTATTATTCTCCAGTCTAATCCACGAAATTTGTGGAATAGATTTCTTAATTTTATCATAAAATTTTCTCTCAGGTTTCAAGGTAACTAGTGCTGTCTAATCGTTGGGAGTAGGGGCAATAATTAATTGTTCTTTTGTTGGTTTCAATACAACACGAATAGAATCTTGTCCAATTAAATTTGCTTCTTGAACTTCAATTCTTCCAATCTCTTCTAAATGATTTCCAATCTGCATATAAATTTTAGCGTTGGATACAGCAGTGCCTTTCGTGCCATCAGTAAACTTATCAAGGTATTCTTGTAAGTGCTTTACGAACATGCTCTAACTCCTCTCTTAACTCACCATTTAACTTCTGATGCTTTTCGTTTATTTCTTCTAAGTCTTTAACTCTTAACTGCAATCTTTCTATTTGAACTTCTAGATCGTGAGAGCCTTTGTGGTCTTTGTATACTTTCATACTTGACACTATAGGATAGTTACCTTAAATTGTCAATCATGGGATTACCTAAAAGATTAACAGAAATGCAAATGAGATTTGCAGAGCTACTTGTATTTGGTGACGAACACGGACCACTTACACAAACAGAGGCAGCAGTAAAAGCAGGATACAGCCCCAAACGTGCAAGACAGGAAGGGTCTGAGCTGTGCAATCCTAGGTTGTCACCACTCGTTGTAAAATATATTGGAGAGTTAAGAGAAGAAAGACTTAAAAAACATGAAGTAACTTACGAGGGACACGTTGCAGAACTTGCAAGACTCAGAGAAGCTGCTTTACGTAAGGGTTCTTTCTCTTCTGCTGTAAATGCTGAAGCCAATCGAGGCAAGGCAGCAGGACTATACATAGACAGAAAAATAATAAAAACTGGGAAACTAGAAGATATGTCAGAACAAGAACTAGAAGCAAAGATGAAACAAATTTTAAACGATTATGGTAAATTAATTGATGTGACTCCATCTACAACTTCTGAATCTTCTTCACCCACTGACGAGGAATCATCGTCCGATCCCCAAACGTAATACCATCATCATCTTTATCATAAGAAGCAAATAGTTTTACAGAGTATTTATCTTTAGAATACAACCAACCTTCATTGACTGGCTTTGCTAATTTCATTCTATCAAATTCTTTTTCAGTAGCCCAGCCCGAATCGCTCACACAGTCGATCCACTCCACTCGGACTTTTGGATAAGGTATGTCGGGAGTTACAATAGAGGCAATC